CGATGCCAGGTCAAAGATAGCCGCTCCCACCGCATCGACCAGAGTTGCACCCGTACCGGCGCCCGGCGCCGCCGCCGCCACCGTCATGAAGCCCTTCAACTGGGGAGCCACGCCGCTGCCGTTGAGCAGTTGCTGGTCCTCCTTCAGTTGCACCCCGTAAATGCCGTTCGATTCGATCTGCGCGGCAAGCCCGGGCAGGTCCTCGTAGGACTGCCGGCTGACCTTGAAGAAGTGCGCAATCGTCTCGACCGGCTGAGTCGTCGGCGTAAACACCTTGTCACTCTTGGGCTTCGCCGTGCCCTCAGCGACCACGTTGGCGTTGTTCGTGAACGACGTCTCGACCACATACGTGATCGCGCCGGCCGTGGTCGTACCCTGGGGAACCAGCGTCCGGACGCCGAGCGCCAGACGCGGGCCCGGCGCGATCCCCGGCAGCGACTCGGGGACTGCGCGCGACACGCCGGTGATGTCCTTCGCGCCGTACAGGCCACGCGGCACCGATACCGTGTAGCCGTTGCGCGAGCCGCTCTTGATGTGCGCGAGCAGTCCGGCGTCGGCGATCACGATGTCGCCGAGCGACTGCATCGGCACCCGCTCGCGCGGCTTCTCGTTCAGCTTGATCTCGAGCTCGTCGGCGCGCTTCGCTGCGGCATCATACTTGCCCTGCATCTCGGCCATGCCTTTATCGAGCTTGTCGATCTTCTCGAGCGTCGCTGATTCCGCGGCCCCGTGCTTTGCGACCTGCTCGCGGAGTTTGCTGTACTGTTCCTTGAATTCGAGCAGGATACCCTTCACCTGCTCGCGATCTTCGTTGTTGAGCAATGCCGTTCCTTCAGGCATCTCGTTACACTCCTGTCAGCGTGATGTAGTCCCGCAGTTCGCGCAGCTCGGCGGTGAACGCCAGATCCGCGCTGATGTGTTCGCCGCCGTCAGCATCCCGCTGATCGAAAGCACTGAAACCGCGCAGCACAAAGCGCTTCGCGGCCTCCCTCGAGAGCCCTGCTTCCCGCAGGTACTCTTCAAACTCTCTGGCCGTCCATGACTCGGCCGCCTTCACCCCAGCCACCCGCGCCCGCGGGTTCGCAGGAACGGCGGCGATCGAGTACTCGTACAGATCCAGTTCCTTCAGCCTCCGCACGCCCGCGGCTTCGTCGTATTCGGCGCCATTCTTCGCAATGCCGTAGCCGATCGACAACCCCGGTTTGTGTCCGACCTTCGCGGCGTGCTTCAGCATCGCGTAAGCATTGCGGCCTTCGTCGCAGTCCAGCGTCAGCTCGCCGATGACCTTCAGCCCCTTCTCGTCTTCCTCCGCCTCGATGCCGAATCCGACGATGCGCGCCATCTGGTGTCCCATGAGGATCGGCACCTTGCCCTTCGATGACTTCAGCGTTCGCGTGAACGCGCCAGGCATCACGATGTCTGACTGGAGATCCTTGTTGCCGAACGTCGAGGCATAGCCCTCGAACCGGCCGGCCGGGTCGTCGTCGCTGATCGCTTTCAGCGCAAAATCGAAGTATTTCGTGTATTCCATTGCGATTAACCCTCTCACTTCAAGCCACGCGCTGCGGCCGCCGCGGCGCTCGCCGCTCTGCCGACCCGTAGGCCAGATGGCACCGGCAATTCACAACGTTCGCGCTCCCCGCACCGAGCGACGTATCGCCGGGAAATGTCAGCCGCTCGCCGCCCACGAGGAACGCATCGTCGAGCGTCCGCCTCTGCCCGCCGGCGGCCAGGTGCGCGTCCCGCACCCGGTCATCGGCCATGTGCACCCAGAACTTCGCCATTTGCGCCCGCGTCTGCTGCGCGGCGCTCAGAGAACCGTAGTTCGACGCCGCATGGACCTCGGTATGCCCGATCGCTTCCGAGCGTGCCGGACGGCGCAGCCGCACCGATGTCAGAATCCGCATCGCAATCTCGTGTGACGACTCGTTCAAGGCCACGCCCTCATCGATGTGCTGCGCGATCTCGCGCCTCGACGTGTTGGCGATCTGCGTCGCGCCCCGCAATCCGTTCATCCTGAGCCATTCGGTCGCTGCGGCCAGCAGCGCCTCTTCCGGCGTAATCTTCAGCCCTTTGTCCGACGGCAGGTACGGAATGACAATCGCACCCGCCGCCGGCACGGTCGTCGTCCAGAGTGACCGCAGATAGCGCAGCCACTCCTGATCATCGACCGAGGCGATCGCAGCCCCCGCGCCGCCTTTCTCGTATGCTTCCGACGCCTGTTTGCCCTCGCCGTTGAGGATCGCTCCCGCGCGCCCGATCCAGCGCGGTGCGTGTCCTTCCACAAAGGCGTCCATCTCGCGCCAGATGCGTTGCGCGTGCCGCGGCGCGTCTGCCTTGAGCGCCGGGAGAGCGTGAGAGCGGATTACTGCCGCCGCCGGTTCAGCCATCGTGGCCTCAGACAGTGATGATCGTGGACAGCGCCCAGACCGCAAGCCCCGCCGCCAGCAGGTTCACCCGCGACGCAACACCCGCCGCGGCGAGCGCGAAACACGCGACCGCGACCAAAACCAGAATCGAACGCACGTTAATCAACATCGTTGTTACTCCATCCGCTCTTTGCCCACCGCAGCAGTTCCGGCCGCACCTTATCGCCGCGGCGCGCGAGCCTCAACACTTCCCGCTGGATCAGCATCCGCCACATCCGCCGCGCTTCGTCCTCGGCGAGCACCGACGGTGGTGGCGGTTGCCATTCCGGCGTTACCGACGCTCTCATCGTCGCGCTGCGCATCGCGGAACCACCGGATTACTGGGTCTTGCCCTTGTCGTCGGGAAAGTCGAACGCCGCCTGCATCTCTTCCGGCGTCATCGGCTCATCGCGCACAAACTCGCCGTTGTCCGCGCGGAATATCTCCTTGCGTCCCGACCGTGGCGCGCCGAAATGCACGATGCATTCCATCTCGCGCATCTCGTAGCCGTTCTCGATCTTCAGCGACAGAGAAGCACATTTAGACTCGATGTCCTTCTTATCTGCGGCGATCGCCGCCATCGCGACCTTCTTGGCGCGTTCGATGTCGATGGCCTCACGCGTCGCATGAGCCAGATCGGCGCCCAACTGCCTGATCTCGGCCTCACTGAACGGATACCGGATTGAGTCGAAGATTCGCTTCGGCTCGAACGGCTTCGGGTTCGGCTGCTGTTCCGTCTTCTTCCTCATCGCATCCCCTCGTAGAGCGTCGGCTGCTTCGGCCCGCGCGAGAACTGCCGAGCGCCGGAGCAGCGGTTCACGTGCATGATGCCGTCGCGATCGTAGGGCGTGATCGCCCCGGCGCGATGCCGAATCCAGTAGATCTCCCGGCTGCACGCCTTGCACCGCCCGTCATCGAAATGCACACGCGCAACGAGCATCTTCAATGCCTCGGCTGTCTTCTCGCGCTCTGCCACCGCGGTATCGCGCTCCTTTGTCAGCTTGTTGCGCTCCCGCGTCAACTCGTTGAGCTTCTCCATCAGCACGGATACATCTGCAGCCATAACTACATCTCACGCGCTATCGTCGTCGTCGCTATCCTCTTCACTTCTACGTGGAGGAGACAAGATCGCTTCCAGCCAGTCGATTAACGCTGCTGTCTTTCCGGCATCCGACAAGTCGCACCTTAGTTTCGTCATCTCGCGCCACCAGTCGCATAATGCATTCACTTGCTCCTGTAATTCGGCACTTACCAGATTCCTCTTCCATCCGAGCCGTCTGTTTTCGAGTGCCCGCTTAATCTGCGCCTCTTTACCGTCACATCGCGGCAGTAACCAACTCAACGGTGGTTGGCCTGGGATCGAAGCCATTTCCGATCCTTAATGATCCTTGACGCACTTATGCGACGAATGCATAAATGACCTATGCCTCTAACGATCCTTCACCCGATTGAGATTTACGCCGAGTGGTTCGATTCAACGTTTGTCGAGCACGTCCGCGCGCTGGAAACGTCGCCCGATTACCGAATCAGTTTTCAGGATGCCGTTTGCGTTCTGGGATATCTGCAATGGCTCAACTCGCCTAAATGGAAACTCACCGCCAAACTCAAACGCCTGACGCAACCGCACTGCGAACGCTGCGGCGCCCGCTCTCACCTGGAAGTCCATCACACGACATACGAACACCTCGGCATCGAACTCCTGTATCTCAGTGAACTGAGCGTCCTCTGCTCTTCCTGCCACGCATACGAGCACGGCACCGTAGAAACCGCGCCGCGGCACCAGTTGCGTTTCTCGTTCACTCTTCCTCCTCAGCCACATCCGCATCCATCGGCACCAGATTCGCCGGGCCATAGAACTCATCCCCCGGCTTGGGCGGAGCGTACTCGAGATCGCTCCGCGCCTCGTCGCGCGTGATGAGTCCCGATGTCCAGAGCTTGGTTGCGCGGTCGGTCGCTTCCTCGCGCGCCGCGCTGATCGCATCGAAGGAATCGCGATCGAACTGAAGCTCTGAACCCAGCTCGCGCGCGATCGTGCGGTTCCAGTCGTCCCTGAACTGCGTCAGCAGGGGGATCACCGCTTCCATATACAGCCCCCGGCGCGATTCGCGATAGGTCGCATAGGTCCGCGCCGTGGTGTCGCCGATCAGCGCGGGATCGACGTGGAACACGCTCGCGATGTCGCGCTTGGTGAGCATCTGCTGGTCCGCAAGACCCGAGTCCACCGGCGTGAATCCCATCGGATGCCACTGGGCGTTCTCGAGGAAGAGCTCCTCGCCGTGGTACTTCGATCGCCTGATGCGCTGCTGGAGCTGCGAGACGTGATCGTCGGTCCATTCCGAGTCCTGACGCGCCTCGATCCACCCCGGTGCATAGCCGCGCTGAAGGACGCGCTTCATGAGCGTCTGGCCCTCGTTCTGCATGTCCACGCGCATCATCGCCGCGGCGAGCGGCGCCATGCCATAGATCGGGTCGAGCGGGTTGAACAGCTTCGACTGGACAATATCCTGCGTGCCCTTGTGGTACGGGTCGAGCCGCCGCTGATAGCCGTAGCCGTTCTTCACGACCCAGTAATTCACGGCCTTATCGGCGTGCAGCGCGTCACGGTCGATCTCGGCGGCGACCAGCGCCGGATTGTCGAGGTAGAGCATCGTGATCGTCCGGCCCGCGCGGATGATCTCAATGTAGGCGTTGCCCGCCAGCAGGATGTAGGAGAGCCACTGTTCCACAAAGCTCGGCCCGCCGGCATCCGCCAGCAGCCGCGCCGACGGCCCGCCGCGGCCGCTGTCGTCCCACTTGACCTGCTTGCCCGCGCTCGCGATCAGCGACACGCAGGCGTACACGTCGGAGTTCTTCATGTAGCCCGCGCTCGCAGCCTGCGGGTAGCTGTGCGGTGTCCATGACGCCATCGGCATCCCGCTGGCCCATGAACCGTACACTCGCACGCTCGGCTCGTTACTGCCGCCGTCGTGAATGATCGGCACCTCGCCGTTCGCCTTGCGCGAGACGCCGTTACGGCTGAAACCGAGGCGGGTCAGGAATTTATCAAACACGGCGGCGGCAGGCACTTTGCATACTTCCGTTCACGAGGTTTATGGCGTGTGCGCTTTCAGGAGTTCGGCCCAGTAATAGTCCATGACGACGGATTCCGCGCCCGCTGTTGTCATGCGGCCCAGAATCTGCACTGTGATGGGCGCATTGATCGGCTCAGTGAAGGACGAAAAACCGCTGGGGAAAAGGAATGTACCCTGATCGCGCTGCGCACGCAGGGAAGCCCGCTGCGCTGCTGCCCCGGTGATGGTGATCTCGGCCCAGAAAATGCCGCCCGTATCGGTGACGCCGAGAGTGACATCCACCGAGGCGGCCGCAGCGCCAAACTTAAGGCTGAAGCGAGCTGCTATCGCGACGCCGCCGGCATGAATAATACGGCCATATATGCGGATGATGTCGCCGACAGCGAGCGTCCCGGCGGGAATCGTGAACTGCCCCAGTACCGTGTTGGTCGCGGCGGCATTAGGCGGTCCCAGAGCTGCATTGACCGCGAGCGAAACGGTAGACCACGGCGCCGCGGCGCCGGCCGGTCCAGTTGCTCCGGTTTGCCCTTGCGGTCCCTCTGGTCCCTCCGGACCTTCCGGACCCGCAGGACCCTGCGGACCCGCCGGCCCTACGACATGGCTCGCGAACACCCAGACATCCGCATCGGACCAGATCCACAGATCGCCGGTGTCGTCGGTGATGTATGCATCGCCCGGTTTCGGATTCGTCGGAAGATCGGCGTATGTGGGTACATTCCCCTTAACGTCGATGCCGACTCCCGGCGGTCCTTCGATCCCCTGTATGCCCTGCGGTCCCGGCGACCCCTGTATGCCCTGCTCGCCCTGAGGACCTGCCGGCCCCGGTTCGCCGGGTTCGCCCTGCGGCCCCGGCGGCCCCGCCGGCCCCGCCGGGCCGGAATCCCCGGTGCGCCCGGTCATCAGATTGACCCGGAACTTCTGCACCGGCTCGAGCACGGCGTGGAACTTCTGTGTCTCAGACACGGGTCACCTCCGGCGTCACGATCACCGGTCCTGCGAGCGGCGTACTGATGACTCCGTCAGGCGATATCAGGTCGAGATCCCACACATAGCGGCCGTTCAGCGTCTCTGTTGCGTCATGCCCGAGCGACAGCAGCACCCGGTCGGGCAGCGCGAACTCCACCTCGATCTCCGCCGCCACTACCGGCTCGGAATCGGCGTATTTACGCCTGATCTGCGCCTTCGCCGTATAACCCGTCAGGTCGGCCGGCGCACCAGTCGCCACATCGGTGAACGTCGCCTCCGCAAGCCAGTCCGAGCCCTGGTGGATCGTCACCGAATCATCACCGTACATAGTTCCGTTCATACTTCACGCTTGCCGGAATTCAATCTCGCGCGCGTACGAGCTGGCATCCCAGTTGCCACTCAGTCCGAGCATCCGCCAGTACCGATGCGGCGTCTGATGCGCCGACATCGAATACATGTTGCATGTTGGACCGTTCGCCGGCCCGTTCGCCGGCTGGAGCGCGAATGACGGCCCCGCGTCCGTAAACCCGGCACCGTCGTCGCTGTACTGCCATTTCCAGTCGCCCAGATACCATTCGCCGCTCGCGATCCAGCGTGCCCCGTCGATCCGCTTAGGCGTCCCGAAATCAAATTTAAGCCACCACCCCGCGACAGATCCGCCGGCAAAGAACGTGTTCGCATATGCTCCGTCA